CGAGCCACTGCCACCTGAATATCCACCACCTGATGATCCAGAACCACTAGATGAACTACTAGAGCTTGAAGTAGATGTAGATGTGCTTGTTGTTGTAGTAGATGTGCTTGTTGTAGTTGTGCTTGTTGTAGTCAATGGTTGACTTTGTATTCCAGCGTTGGTGGTGTTAGTAGCTGTAACTACTTGGCCTGACGCTTGTATTCTTGATGCTGTGATCGAATCTATAATTTCTATATCCTGTACCGTAGCATCACTCACGAAGATTTCATCATTTTCGCTTTTGATTTCGTAAAGGCTACCAAAACTTAACTGTCCTAATTTTGGCACAATAATAAAGTTAATTACGTCTGGTGCTAACTCGTTCATAACGTATGTTGCTAATTCTGAAAAATGAAATGTTTCTCCAAATGACCAATTTGTTAAAGCAAAATATCTGTTAATGGAAGATATTATTCTAACTTTGATATCATTATCATTTACAACATTTTCTGTGTTTTTTACTACTTTGAAAGTTGCTTGTAAGTTTTCCATTGCTCTTGACCCAAATAGTGTTTTGTATTTCACAGGATGATATATTACTTCATCGCTGATTGCTTTTACTAGATTTATATTAGTTCCGTACTGCTGAAATAATTCATCACTGCTAGGAGGTAACGGCATTTCAGATACTGCTCCTGCCAGGTACTGTCTGTATTTTATATCATAAGATCTTGTCAACAAATAAATGTCAATTATGTTGGACGCACTTGGATCTATTCTATTACTTTCATTGGCACTGTGAATGTAATGGAATTTAATACCACTTCTGCCTATGTACGCTTGGTAATCGTTAGATAATGTCAATGCGTTTGAATTAAGTATTTTAAAGTTTTTCTGATCTACAATGTAAAATATTTGACCATCATTATATTGAGAATACGCTCCTATTTCTGTTTCTGTGTTTACTACATTTACGTCAGCACTTTGAGCATAATAGTTAAATTTGCTAAAACCTTGATTGGATTTTTCACGTTTTAGAAAAACATATTTTTGTAAAGGATTAGTCGCCGGTGCTACGATTACATCAAACAGATCCGGATCATCAATCGAACCGTCATCATTTTGATCAAAGAAACTAACTTCAACTTTTTTACTGTTGACATATCCGTCTTGATTTCTATACTCTCTTACTATTTCCCAATTTTGATCTGTGTTAAAGTTTACTAATGAATCTGGTTTTGTGTTAAAATTCATAACAGAAATTTTGTCTTTGACAAGCTGTCCTGTTGTTGAATCATAAATTTTATTCTGGCCATCATAGTAAAAAGACAGTTCGGTATCACTTTCAAAAATATATCTAAGTCCTCTGTTTGTTATTGTATATTTTTCTCCGTCTGTTTGGAATAATAAAAGCCAACTAGCATCTAATTGGTTGCCTGTGACGTCTCCTGTTTTACCATTACTAAACGGATCATTTACATTTAGATTTTCATTAATAATAACACGCCAAATTCTATTTGATTGATCATATCTCAGTCCGAATGTTTTATAGGCAAAGACTTGATCAATTATCTGTGATCTTACATCACTTGTAATATCCTTAACAAGTTTAGGTTTAACTTCTTCAAGCACACTGTTTGCTGGTAGCACGTCGTTGACCACTATTGCGCCGGCGCCTGTGTTTGTATCTACAGTTGTACCTGCTCCGTTTACACTAACAACCTTGACCCATTTATAACTTGTTGCTCCTACTTCATTTTGATTGCTAGTAAGTTCGCCTTTGCCCTTAAAATAAAACCCTGCTGGCGGTGTAAATTTTAACAAAGAGCCTGCTTCTAAAAATCTCAATGAACCGCCTGTAAACGACCCTACTTGGTAAGTTACCAAGTTTATGTTTTGTAACAAACCGGTTGAACTATTAGTTGATTTTGTTTTTTGATTCCAGGTTGCCCCCAAGTCAGTTGTAATAATTTTAGCATAATTGCCTAGATAAAAATTACTGACTGGTCTATCTTGTATTATAGGTAATATCGTATTTTCTATGGTACCTTCAATATCAGTTTGATTAGCAAACGTAAATGTTCTTTTTTCTTCATATTCATCTTTATACAATATTCCATCTGAACCGTAAAGATTAGTACTTGAATATTTTCCTGTTACATCTTTCAAATCAAAATATCTACTAATACCACTAGATACTCTATTAGTAGCTTTAACTTTTACAATCTCTTGATTTGTTGAGGCAGGGTAAACGTTGTAATCCTCGCCGGTTATCATCCTGTTTTGTGTATAATAAGTAGCAGGAGCATTAGCTCTAATGTTTGTGCTAGACTCGCTAGTGGTTGCGTTAGATACTATAGTTTTTAATTCAACTCCTAATGTGAGTGTTTCTGTTTTTCCTGTAGTACTAAGGTAATCTATACTAAAAGTTATGTCTGTCAACTCTTCTGGTCTGATACGCATAAGTCTGTTTGCACTTTGTCTAAATAACGCTCTAAAAGAACCACTAGGAGCGTTTCCAAAAGTTCCATCAGCAAACACCATGCTGATCTGATCATTTCCTCTTGTCTGTACTACGTAATAATCCCTCACACCTTTTTCTAAACTATTATAGATAGCGTTGTTTCCTTCCAAGGAATCTACTTTCGTCCAAATAGCATCTACAACTCCGGCATTGTTTAGTTTCATTAACCACACATCTGTATCATTAATATTGTCAGCTTCAATTGTAATTCTTTGATTGCTTATTTGATTAGCTACATTAAACTCGTTGGAGTTTAATTTTCCTTGTCTGAAGTGTACAAAATATCCTGTGTTAGAACTAGCATTTCCTCTACCATCTTCTCTATATAAAAACTGCATGGCGTTTCCAGGCAAAGGTGGTTCTTCTTCTATTACCTTTGTATCTAAATTTACATCAGCTGATACTATTTCGAACGCGGAAGGCAGTCCATTTACAGCTTTAGAAAATCCAAACACAGGCACATCGGCAGTCGTTTGATTAAATTTATAAGTTTGTGTAAGAACACCATTTATAGTAGTAGAAATTCGCGGTTTACCTATGGTGTTGTTCCTTGGTAATGAAGCATTAAGAACTCTTCTAAATTGTTCAGCCCAATTAGCGTTTGACGGATCGTTCCAAATTATAGTTTGTCCTGCCAAGTTTGTTCCGTTACTATCAACAATACTTTCTGTTGTGCTTACTGTATCAAATTTTAATAATCCGTTTGCCGCTTGGTTTCTTCTAGCGTTGTATGATAAAAGTCTTGCTAAACGCAATACACTTTCTCTACGCTCTGCTAGTTCAAGATAATTTTCTCTAGCGTTCATATCAACTCTGTATGAAATGTTTTGTCCTAGGAACGCTATCAGATCAATTAGTGCTAAAAATTCTGATGTTTCAATATAGTCATTGAAATCTTCTGGATAGTTGTTTCTAATATAAGAAATCATAACCCGTCTTAGGGTATCAAAGTCGTAGCTTCTGAACTCTGCATTCCTAAAACTCTGGTATACTTTTTCCCAGTCTTCAGCTAGTAACAGTCTATTTTGTCTATCAGTTGATGACATCTTCTATCCTTTATATAGTTTGCTAGTATTTATTGAAATGAATTATCAGAGTGGTTAATTCTGTTATAAAATTCCTATGTCCTTATCAAACTGTATTCTAAGTTGTTCACTTATGTTATAGTCCAAATAAGTCAATGTACATTCAACCTGTAATCCGCTTTCAAATTCACTAACATTTACCCCCGAAGCCCTTACTCTCGGATCATAGTTAACTATATTTGTAACATTTCTAGTGATCGCATCTCTAAGAATAGGAGTCAAAGGCTCGTACATGGCATCCCATATAATACACCCGAATGTAGGATCTGAAAGTTTCTCTCCTTGTCTTATTTGGAAATGATTGATTAGATCTTGTTTAATCAACCCAATGTCAAACAACTGAAAAGAAGAATTTTCAGGATTGATTGTGCTAAAACCTCTATATGCTTTTTGTTTGACGGGAGGTTTTGGCTTTCTCTGTGGTGTAATTTTTATTTCTTTATATAAGTCTTCCATATCAATATTTATTCATTTGCAAATACCGTGGTTTGTACT